TTCATTAGAAGTTTCCAGAATAGATGTTGAAGCGTTGACGGCTGGCGACCAACGAGTACGGCAGCGCCATCACGTCATCTGGGTTGTTAATGCGCTTCAAATTGCGCTTAGAAGTCATGGCAATACGCGAGACTTGCTGGCTTGGCTCGACACCAAATTCAGGCGCAATTTCCATTGCCAAGTTGTACGTAAAAGCACGTAGATAACCTGGCGGGTAGTACAAAACGGTGGCCAAAGTAGCTGGCTGGTCCAACTCTTGTACGCTGATAAAGTGCCACTCCAAGTTCTGCGTAGGCTTGGGATACACCGTCATCTGAATGTTCGGGTACTCCATGTTGATCCACATCACTTGGGGATACGTAGAAGTCACTGTCTTAACCGCAATGCCGTCGTATTGCTGTTGGTTAATAAATTTGATGCCGTACGACACGCCGTTGGGCGCTACGTAGTACGTGGAGTCATCTAACAAGATTGGGCGGATGCCATCAAAACCGCCTATGCTTGCACCACTAGGGCCAAGATGGCGCTGAATCTCACCAGCTGGCCAAGTGAAGGTTTGATCGATAGTGTTAAAGATCATCAACCGCTCGAGGTTCCAGCTGTCGATCATCTGGTTCAACGCCATCAACGCGTCGCTTGAGACTGAAGCACCTGGTGTTTCGTCTTCAGCTAGTACGCCCAGCAAGCGAAGCGCCCTGTTTATCTGGTCACCCGCCGTATAAGTTGTCATTTTTCAGCCTCTTCGGTGGTCACTTTACGACGGCGCGTAGCTTCCAGCACGTTCACGGGAGCCGCTTCAGGTTCAGAAGGCGTGTCAGGATTGTAGCGTACCCAGCCATTCTCTTCGTCCGCAACAGCTTCGGCTTCTATATTTGCCACTTTAGCGCCGTGCACGTCATGTTTCATGTAAATGACTGGCATTTATTTCCTTAAAAACGGGGGCCGTAGCCCCCATTTAGTTAGCTTGCGCCGTGGATGATGGCGTAGTTGATGATGACAGCTTCAGAGTATGAAGTGGCACTCAAATTACGCAACGAAATCAAAGCAGAGCCAACCGTCATGTTAGAAACGTAAGTTGTATACGCTCCAGCAGTGCTGCCAGTAGTGGTACTGGATACACAAACAATGATTGTGTCGTTAGCAGAGATTAAGTTATTAGTCAACGTAAACGATGCTACTGCACCGCCAGCCAAAGCTGCGTTGTTCATTGTGATACGGCCAGCAGACTTGTTCAGAGTTACCCCTGTGGACTTGTCTGTCAATTGTGTCACAGTGCCTTGAGCTGCTGTGCTGTAGCCAATCTCTTGGCTTGCGTAGCAGGTAGTAAACTCGGGGTCGCTATATGCGACGCCAGTTGCTTGTGTATTAGGCATGTTGTTTCCTTTAAAAATGGGAGCCGAAGCCCCCATTTAGTTTAGGACAAGCGATACAAAGACCAAGTGCCGTCGCCGGTTTTAACTGCGCGGAAAGAACCAGTCGTGCCAGCAGTAGCTGCCACGGTGGCCAAGCCAACAACAGTCCAGCCTGTACCAGCGGTCATGGTGATGACGCCAGTAGAAGAGCCGTTCACGTTGCAAACGCTAAAGTCAAAAGAGCTGTTCACTTTGGCGCTAGACACAGTTGCTTCCAAAGTTGCCACGGCGGGCAAAGTGTAAGCAGATGCAGTAGTGCCAGGGCTGCCCAACAAGATGCCAGAAGTGATCTGAGCAACAGTCAAGGTAGCGCCAGTAGTGGCTGTGGGAGGGGTGGGCTGAACACCCAAAGTGACTTCGGTAATGTTGCCGTCACCAACTTGGTAACCGCCAGCGCCGTTAGGGAGTGCCATGATAGATTTCCTTTAAAAAGATAAAACGATGAAAGGGGCCGAAGCCCCGTTTCAGATTAGCCCCACAGGCGGACAGCCATTTGTGGGCGGATTGTGCTGTAGCCATACAACACGTCGATACGGCAAGGCATACGATCGTTGTTGATGTCGTACTGGCGGACAATACGCAAAGAGATGCCGTTGTGCACAGCGCGGCTGGCCATGTCGACGCCTTGAGGCAACAACAAGTCAGCAGTCGCGAATGTGATCGCATCTTTGTGGTACACCAAGTTCTGAGCGTACTGAGTAGACGCAGCACCCACGAACACAACAGCTTTGCTGTTACCAGGGAAACTGTCCACGGTAGCCAAAGCGTTAGCAGAAGTGTAGATAGGAGCAACGGTGATGTTACCTGCGCCAGAGCTGTCCAAAGTTGTTGCAGCAGTAGCAACGAATTGGAACAACGAACCGGTAGACTCGCGAGTCTGTGGGTTCACAGCGTAGCAATCAGCAACAGTGAACACGTCGCCGATCTTAACCACGCCAGCGTTACCAGCACCAGTGATGGCGATAGTAGTTGCGCCTTGTGCAGTCACAGCAGCAGAAGTTGTGCCGCCAGTAGCAGTACGTGAGCCAGTGGTGAATTGCTTGATCGACTGAGACATGTTGATCTCTTCAAAGCCCAACACGCCAGTGCCCATCATGCCGTTCTTGAATTGTTTGCTGATAGTGTCTGTTGGGTTGAACAGACCTTTCATGCCTTCAACCAAGCCAGCGTTAGCAGCAGGGTTCACGGTAGCGTAACGTGGGGACATCACAGCAGCGTTCTCGTTCAGTTTCTGTTGGGCTTGCAACAAGACCAAAGAAGTCGAAGGAGTGGTGCCAGGTGTACCAACGGTGTTACCAACGCTCAAATAGGCGTTAGCGACATCAGCGTCGATGGACGAAGCCAACTGGCTGATACGAGGCTTCAACACACGCTCAGCGAAGTCATCCAATTGCAAGGTCAATTCAGCAGATGTGAAGTTGATACCGATGTGCTTTTGGCTGGCCACAGTCAAAGTGGTGTACTGTTCATTGTCGTCTTGAACTTGCAAGGCGGCGCCGTCAGTCACCAGAGCGCGGTCGGGCAAACGGATACGCAGGGTCGAACCAATCTTGGCACCTTCAACAGCGAAGCTGTCGTCGTACTGACGGTTCACGTTACGGGTGATCACAAGGTTGTTCTCGAGGATCTCCAAACTTTTTCTTGTGATCATGTCAATGGTGAGAATCGAATTACTCATATAAATTCCTTTAAGAAGTCAAAGTTGTTTGGTGAGGACAAACGCCGCCGTTTTTATGTTTTCCTACCTGACAGTTCATACAAAGAACTTGGTACCCCGAAGGAAACCCGTTCTTACGAAGCCACTGATAGAAACCTGTACCGCTTCCGCTATACAAGCCTGATTTTCGCTCAATTGCGCCGTTGTTGTCTATATGATCTATCGAAAGAAACATTGGTTCATTCTCGTTGCAACAGTTACATCTATAGCCGCCATAAGCGTCAAAAACTTGTTCTTTGCACCGGTCTTGATTGCGTTTGGTTTTCGCAGATTCGGCAGCACGCAAAGCGGCGACTTCTTCTGGCGTTCCATTTGCAATCTTTCGGTTACGGTGTTCACGTTTATGCTCACGGTCTTTATCCCGATTTGCTTCACGCCAATCCCGCATACGTTGATTGAACTTTTCCCGATTGCGTTCTCTATATCTGGCAGATGCTTCTCTGTTGCGTTGCCGCTTCAGTTCTTCAGCCGTCAAATATAAATTGTCACTCCCCATTATGATTCTCCTAATTTCAAGTAATCATTCTACCTGATCTTAGGAGAATTAGCGGTTTTGTGCCTGCAACTTCTTAACCTGTCTTGCACGTTCGGCTTCAATCCACTGCGAGGTCGTCATGTTCTTGGTAGAACGTGGGTCCGTAGTGTCATAAGACGGCGCTCCAGTAGAGCGTGCGTTAACAGGAGAAATCGGCGCAGGCGCGGATGTAGTTCGTCTTACGGGAGGTTCAGCTGCCAACTTGGCTTCGATCTTCCCGATTTCCTTCGCCTGACTGAGTGGCGACATGCGTGAGATGCGATCTGCGTCTTTGGGGTTGGAGCCGAGGTAGTAAGCTAACTCAGGGCCAATGTCCGAGGACTGGATCGTTTCTGCCATCACGTTTGTGATCGTCAACTTGGGGTTGTAGGCGACTTGTTCAAAGTCGTCGTACTTGTCCCGAGCTGCTTCTTCACGCTCTTGATAGCTTTCGAGTACGGCAGATTGCTGCTTGGCTGCTTCACGTTTGGCGATCAGTTCTTCGGCACGTTGATAGGCCAATGCTTCCGCATAGGCTTCAGGCGTCTCAAACTGGTCAACGGATGCAGTTGACGGAGCTCTCACGATCTGCGTTTCGGCAGCTCGCTGTTGCTGTTCTCGTTCCCACTTACGTTGCTCTCTTGCGAGGCGTTTGCCGATCATTGCATCGATTTCAGCCTGTGAGTACTTTTTTTCCTCTGGCTGTTCTTTGCTTTCATCAGCGACTTCCGGCGCATTTTCAATCGCTTCAGGAGTGGCCGTCACTTCTGGCGCAGGCGCGGAGTCAACTTCCGCTAAGGCTTGGACTTCTTCAGTCATATCACGAATCCTAAGATTCCCCAGTGAGCCTCACTGGTACGGTTTATTTTACTTCAAGAGAATCTTTGAGCATAGATGCGAACGCATTGCGGCCAACTTGCAGCTGATCCACGTTGAACTTGGCACCTCCGAGCTTACGGTCTAAGTCAGCCAAATGGTTGACCAGAGTTTGTTGCTCGGGTGTCAAGTCTTCAAATGCGTATTCAACGCCGTCGATCGTAATGGGTGTTTTTGTATTTGCCATTATTTTCTTTCAAAATTCCACCATCAAAGGCTGGTGGAGTACCTATGCAATTTCAGCAGCTCGGGCTTCGACTTCCATTGGGTTGTCATGATACCCGTACTTCGCTTGATAATACAGGTATTTTGCATAAAAGCCAACTAGCCCGTATTGTTCGTATTGTTTCCAATGCTGCCCTTCGTGCCTTGCCAAGCGTTCTTCATTGAGTCGTTCAGGCAGCGCGTAGATACCAAAAGGCGGCAAGGTGATAGCACCAAAGCCTTTGCTTTCAAGGTACTTGCGGATGAGGTACGGTGCGGGTTTCATTATTTAGATTCGAGGGCTGCAAGGCGTTTACGAAGGGATTGGACTTCTGCCCACAAAACAGGCACAAGAGCAGAGGCGTCCATCTGTTGATACACAGGGTTTCCGTCAGCGTCTACAGCGTCTTTCTCGCCTGTGTGTGCGTAATCAGGTGTTTCGTGAGCAATGAACATTGGGCGTTCTTGTGTAGCGCCTTTCATTTTGCCCATGTAAACAGGAGTTGAATCAATCACAGAGCCGCTGTCGGTAATAGAGCCGTAAATGTCTTTGGCTCGGTAGTCCGATGTTGTGTTGTATACAGTTAATCCGCCAGCACGGTTATATGTAATTGAGCCGCGAGCTGTGTAAGTTCCTTCAGTACCAAATTCAAAGAAATAGTTGTTTCCAGACGTTGCTCCGTTCCACATGGAAACAGGCTGCTGTCCTGCGGTTCCAGAATAAAAAGTGCTTGCACTACCTGCTGCCGTATTAG